TTGTTGATGAGCTTAGTTTGGTGGGAAGAGTTACTCCTCATACTGTGGCAGAATTTACTAGTGTGTGTAAGAATCGTGTAGAATCACAGACTTCTACGATACTTGTATCTAATTACAAAGACATAGATGAGATTTCAGAAAATTTTGGTGCTCAGATGGAGAGTTTGATGCTTGAAGGATTTCAGGGTATAAGGTTTTTTAGTAAACGTGATTTAAGGGAGGTAAGAAATGAGCGGCTCCAAAGTTTCTTTAAGTAACATAAGCGAAAATGGTAAGGCTAATGAATTAATGAAATTTAATGTTGGTAAAGTCCGACATCTTTTTGAAAATTCACGAGAATTAATGGGAGGGTATGATGAGTTTTGTAATAGAAAAATTTTAAATGGTGTAGCGTGTCCTACATTTTTATATTGGCTTGTTAGCACAGGTAGAATTATTATTGTCAGTATGGGTGAGGTAGAAGATATAAAAAGTATTTTTGTTGATGGTGTTGAATATGAGAAGAAAGTAGGTTGTGGTTTTGGTACTGTTGAACAGCGAGAAAAAATTGCTGCTAGTGTTTTAAAAAATCCATTTTATGATGGGGTATTTGTTAATGAAGATAAAAAGATTACCGAAGGAATTAAGGATACCTAAGAAGAATTGTACAAGATGTGGTTTGAGTACTACCAGAACAAATGTATGTCATGGAACTGGTCCTGGTTTGAAAGGAGGATTGGTTTTTGTTGGTGAAGGTCCTGGGCATGAGGAAGATATAAGTGGTCTTACATTTTGTGGTAGGGCTGGAGTACATATTAATGGTGTCTTAAAAATGTTCAAAATACCACGTAATCATGTTAATTTCCTAAATATTCTAAAGTGTCGGCCTCTCGGTAATCGAGATCCTAGAATAAGTGAAGTTGAAGAATGTATTTTATTTTTAAATAGACAGATTGAAATTATTGAACCTAAATTAGTTGTTGCTCTTGGTAGGGTTGCTTGTGCTTATCTGACTGGGTTTACTGATAGCGTGATCCGATGTCATGGTAATTTATATCCATGGTTACATAATACAAATGTTGATGTAATGTATACTTTTCATCCTGCTTTTGTTATACGTCCAAATGGTCATAAGTATAAAAATAGTTTCATTAAAGATATTGGAAATGCTTTGAGATTTGCAGGATTGAGGTGATTAATTGTGGAATATAAGTATAAGAAGGAAAGGCCAAAAGTAGATGGTTTTTATTGGTTTATGGGCAGTATTAAGGGATATCATGAAAACTTTCACGATATTGGACCTGTTGTTGTGAGTGTAGTAACTATTATTTTAACACCAGAGGTATTTTTCCCAGAAGGTTCTAGTAGTGGAGTTTTGCTTGATGATTTAAATGGTCAATGGGCAGGGCCACTGATGCCTCCGGAGATGTTTTATGACAAAAGCTAAGTTACGACTTTCTTTACAGAGAGATATTTTAAGCATATTAATAAGAGATAAAGATGTAATTGTGAGGTGTAGAGGCGTTATAAAATCTCAATACTTTACTACTGTGCCCTATAGGTGGTTATGTAAGAAAGTTTTTAAGCATTATGAAAAATATGATGGTAGTTTACTTACTAAAAAGTCTCTTTTGTTAGATTTGAGAAAAGATATTAAAGAAGTAGATGAATTACGTGCATATAAAAGGGCTTTGTTACCTCTATATAAGATTAAAGTAAAATCTAAGAAGCATATATTCGATAATATATATAGTTGGGCTGAGGTGCAGAGTTTTGGTTTACTTCTAAGAAAAGCTGCAAAATTTGGTGAGCAAGGTAATTTAGAAGGTGCTAAAGATGTAATAAAATCTTCATTTTTATTTGATATTGGTAAAGATGATTATGAGATATGTGATTTTACTGAGGACTGGGATTCTAGACAAGAGTTTAGGAAATTAAAAAAGAGAGATAAGAAGTATAAGCAAATAAAACTTAAATTAGGACCTCTTGATAATGTGTGTCAAATATTTACTGGTACGTCTCTACTAATTGTAGTTGCTGCGACTTCTGGAATTGGAAAAAGTATATTTTCGGTGCATGTTGGTTCTAGTGCATTTTTGTCTAATGTAAAGGTTGCACATTTTGTTTTTGAAAATGTTATAGACCAAGTTGTTGGTCGTTATGATAGTAGGTTGTTGGGATATCCTTATAGAAATATAATGATGTATAAGTGGAAGAAAAAAGATATAAAACAAGCTAGGTTTCATATAAAAAAGTTGAGAAGTAAATTTCGTAAAAATCTTAAGATATTCCATTTTCCTATTGATACTTGTACTGTGCCAAAGATTGAGGCAGTGTTACGTACTCTTGAAATTGCTGAGGGTTGGATACCTGATATAATAATATATGATTCTTTAGATCATATGTTGCCTAGTGAGAAGCAGGAGAATTATAGATTAAATGTTAGTAAGGTTTATAAGGATGCTAAGAAACAAAGTGAAATACGTCGTATACCTGTTTTTACTACTAGTCATGCTAAAGCTGGTGAAAGACATCAATTGGTTAGGCAAGAAGGATTTAGTGAATCTTATGATAAGGCTAGGTTAAGTGATATATGGTTAACAATTAGCCAGACTGCTGAACAAGAAGATAGTAGAGAAGCTATTATATTTCTTGATAAAAATAGAGATGATGAAGGGAATTTAAAACTTTTGGTAGATTTAATGTTCCATGTAATGTCTATAAATTTTAAGGAGGTAGTAGAGTAAATTAAATGGGAAATAAAAATAAAGATTTATATAGTAGACTTGATGTTGATGAAAAGGCTACTAGAGAGCAAATTAAAAAAGCCTATAGGAAAAAAGCTAAAAAAATGCATCCTGATGTAGGTGGTAGTAATGAAGAATTTGCTCTTATTACTGAAGCTTTTGCTGTTTTGTATAATAATCATAGACGTGCTGAATATGATAGGATGGGTAGTTTTAATGATGTGCCAGAAGAGCGGCGTATAAAGGAAGCTGCTGTTACTAATTTGTGTTCATTATTTAAAGGAGTGGTAGATGAGAATGGTAAGAAAGTTTTATCTAGTGACGTTATTACTATTATGAAAAGCTTTGTTTCTACTGTTATTGGTGAGCATAAATCTGGTATTGAGAATTTAAATAAGAAAAAGGAATTGTATAAAAATATTCTAAAGAGAATAATGTATGTTGGTGATGAATTTGATGCTTTGTCTTCTATTGTCGAGGAGGATTTAAAGAGTATTGAATTTGCGATAAACAATTTAATGTTTGATATCAAGGTTTCTGGAAAAATTTTGGAGATTCTAGATGATTATAAGTTTGTTTATATAATTAGGATGCCTGTGGTCAATAACGGTGATTCTTTTTTTACTGCAACTACAACACCGTATGAAGATATAAATCTTAAGCATTTTAGATTTAAACTTTAAGAGGATTAAAGGTAAGGTTATGAAAGATTTAGTTTATCGTAATCGTAAGCCTATTTGTGTTATCGTGTCATCTATGTCTGCAAAGGATGTGCTGTTAAGTACTCGATGTTTACATAGTCTTAGTCACTATAACATATATTGGTTAACTGAGAGAGAATTTTTTGATATATTACCTGATGATTTGATTTGTAAAAAGGTAGTGATAGGTTCTATTGAAGCTTATATGTTAATTCATGTTCTATATGTCAAATGGTTTTGTGTTTTTGATAATGATTTTAGAGGAGAATTATTTAATATTTGTTTACTTAACCGTTTATTAAATGAATATGATGGTAGTTTGTCTTGTTATGAATATGATAGTAAAGAATTTGACAATATGCCTTATGTATTTAAGTTGAGGAAAGGAAGAGATGATTATGTCTATAATGTTATGATGAAGCATTTGAATAAGAATCTTGGTGTTATGGGTGTTTATTTTGATGATTGTCATCCCACAAAAAAGCTTTCTCTGATTGATTATATTGATTTATTAGAGAAAGTATTTTTAAAAGGATATGCTTCGACAGTGGTGTTATTAGGTAGCGAAGTAAATGATATTAAGGCTAGGTCTATAGTTAGTAAATTATCTGGTTTTAATGTTTTGAATTTAGTAGGAAAATTTGATATACAATGTCTAGCTCATGCTATTAAGGCTTGCGATATAATTGTGTCTGAAGACAATTTTGGACTACATTTAGCTTTAGCTTTGGGTATTAAATGTATAGGTATGTATGGCAGTACATTATCTAGAAATACTTATGATTTTAAGCATCTATATAAAGTGGATGCTGATTTTGATTTGTCTTGTAGACCATGTAATAATGATGATTGTAATGTTGAAGAGAATTGTTGGAATTTTCTTGATTTGAATGCTGTGCTTGAATCTATAGGGCGTGTTGTTAAAGGTAAGTAGTCGTGGATATAGATTTTAAACTTTTTATAGATAATGAATTTCCTAATGCTTATGTGTCTTATTCTAATCATGATGAGAGGCGTATAAATTGTATTAGTGAGGATTGTCCTAATCCTAAGAACCATATGTTTGTTAATGTTAAAAAGAGGAAATTTGTTTGTCATAGATGTACCATAAGTGGTGATTACAAAGCTTTTTTATGTATGTATTATGGCATGTCATATAGAGACATTAAAAGAAATTATGGTGCTTTGTATGGTGTTAAAGATGATATTTATTCAGATGTTATGACTATGAGTAATAATATGTTAACTAGTCATGAGTTAGATAGAATTGAAAGTCGTGAGAGTTTTGTTATTGATTTACCAAAGTGTTATAGAAGATTAGCTGGTAGTATGCCAAAAACTCTAGTTGATCGTAGTATAGAATGGAAATTGATAAGAATGTTCAAAGTTGGTATATGCAGAACTGGTTTTTTTAGAAATAGATTAATAATACCTGTTTTCACTGGCAGGAGTAGGTCTTATATAGCTTATACTCTATTTAATAAAAAGGTATTGGCTAGATATAAGGAACTTCATGAGAGATATCCAGATAATGTTAAATATGAGAAGAATAAGAAGAAAATCTTAAATCCTAAGTCTTCTTTGAGTAGTTTATTGTTATTTAACTATGATAATATTCCTGTGCGATGTAATAGGATCTTGATTGTAGAGGGAGTGTTTGATGTTTTTCGTGCTTGGTCTTTTGGTATGAAAACTGTTGGTATATTTGGAATTTCGCTTAGTAACTATCAGAGGGATTTGTTATTGGAGAAAGATGCGAAAGAATATATTTTTATGTTTGATGGCGATGTATGGAAAGACGAGGAAAAATGTAGGATTGTTGAAAGGTCTGTAAGAAAAATGGTAGATTATTTTGATGGCATTATAAGTGTTGTCAGACTTGAGGATGGTATTGATCCTGATGATATTAAATGTTATAAGAGATTTGGTGCAGTGTTGCGTAAGAGGGATAGGGTGAGTGGTGGTAACTTTATTTTCAGTAGCCAAATTAGTTAGTTATAGATGGGTTGAAGTGTATAAGGTATTTTACTCGTAATAACATTTTTTACCGTATACTTGGCGTACTCGGATTCAGACCTGCAAATTCAGACCCATAAATTAGGGTCGGAGGAGGTGACAAATTAGGTTTATATAATGTGTGGGTTGATGAGTCTGTTTTGTTTAACTTTCATAACTTCAAATAGTGAGAGGAGATAGACGATGGCGAAAAAAAAGGTGTCAAAGAAGAAAAAGAAAAAGGGCGGAAGTAAAGTTCCTACTAAGCCAAAGTGTTTTGCTCTTTATGATGAGGATGAAGATGATTGCCAGAAGTGTTTTTATGGCAAAGATGGTGAGGATAGTGAATGTGCTGTTGATACTAAAGAGGAAGTAGAGGAAGAAGAAGTAGAGGAGGAAGAAGAGGAGGAAGAAGAGGAGGAAGAAGAGGAAGAGGAAGAGGAGGAGGAAGAAGAGGAAGAAGAGGAAGAGGAAGAAGAGGAAGAAGAGGAAGAAGAAGAGGAAGAAGAGGAAGAAGAGGAAGAAGA